ATTTGGAATCTTGCACTAACATCGGCCCAATGACAATGTTGTTGACCGATCGGGGTTTACCCCAACCGAGGTGTGACGGTAATCACACGATCCTCTCATCAACGAGAGGTTCCGGAGAACCAGTGGCTCTCACTGCTTCAGAAGTATCTGAAGGGTCTACCCATGAAGGAATTCATGAGTTTTATCGCTCGACGAGCGAGGTGTCAGGGAGTTGCGCCCCTGGGATGGCAGCTAATGCCAAACCTCAACCTCAGTTGAAGTGGGTTAGACCCTCAGAGAAGGACGTTGCAGTGCTCCGCCGGGCACTCCATGCAACTTACATTGCATCTAACCTTTGCGATTGGGTAAATCGCCACTCGCCCAAACGGCGACGTACATACCGCTCTGTGGTATTTAAGAAGTTTAATCGACTTCTTCATATTTATAAATATGATCCTCTTCAGATTCTTGGTAATCTGAAGTCTTTCGCCTTCCATTGTCGGGAAGTTTCATTTGGTGTCGAACCAAATCGATCCATCTTAGGGGTTTACCTCCCAAGATGTCTCCTCAACCATACATTGAGGTCACAGGGGCGCCAGTCCCTGTTCTTCCAGTTGTCCTACCTTGGTAGGGCCCTCCCTATGGGAGGAGTACTGGCTCAGAGGGCTGCCCTTCTGAAGTTCTGTGGTATCACAGAACATCACTATCCGTCTAAGGGTAGTAAAGGACACGATTGTGTCATTGAATATCTTGCTCGAAGTAAGATTCATAGCCGGGTACCACCGGCTTCGAAAGTTAAGTTTAACTTTCACTCTCCTGGTGCTACCGCATCAGCAACCCGCGCGGAAGGTGGGTTTGAATCTGAGATAAGAGCCCTGATCAGGCCCTTATCGAAGAACTCACAGCTTGCTCGTGAGTTCTGGCTCGACGCTAGCCGAGGAATATCTCTTCGTTACGATGAGATGACCAAGTTCTTGCCGGAACTTCCTTTTGCCATAGTGACTGGGACGTCAGGCTTCCTTCCCAGGAAGTTCGACTCCATTCCCTTTGGTCCACCCTGTGTTGGCAGGGTTGTTACGATTCCCGAGTATGGGAATAAGGCCCGTGTTGTACAGGCCTTGGACACCAAAGCGACCTTCTTTGGACATCTCCACAGGCGACGCTTGTGGATGATCTTGGAAAAGATCCCCCAAATCCGCAAGGGTTTGAAACCGGATTCGGTTATTACATTTAAGAGATGTAAGAAGGTATCTAACCGTACCTGGTATTCGATGGATCTGTCGAATGCTACTGATACCATCAGTAGAGATATACTTAACGATATGGTTAAGATATTCGGTGTTCCACCGGATTCAGTTTACGTTGATAAACTTAAAACCGCAAAGGGTTTTGTGTTCCCTGTGAACAGGGGCACTAGCATGGGTGCACCGTGCTCATGGATCTTTCTATCCATTATACACTATGCCGTTTGTGCTCGTGTTAGTCGCCATGGTGGCGACTTTGTCATCCGAGGGGATGACCTTGCGGCCTACTGGACGCAATCACAGTTTAAGTTATATACTAAACTTATGAAGGATCTAGGATTCTCCATCAACTTGAAGAAATGCTTCAAGCACGACAGTTCGTTTACCTTCTGTGAACAACTCTATCGAGTTGCTGACCAGGTGGCTACTGCCGATGACACTATACTTAGTGTTAGACGATTCTCCCGTCTTCCATCTGATCGTGATGGTAGAGAGGCCTTCTCTAAGGACGGCCTGTCCGATGATCTACCATCGGTAAGTGGGGTTGCCACTTCTAACCTCCGTCCAGCGACGAAGCGTCTCCTTTACCGTATGGTAAAGCGTACGTTGCCCATGAAGGGCAAGACATTCGACCTGATCAGTCGGATACCCCGATGCCTTGGGGGTTTTGGGCTTTACCCAAAATTAGATTCACGAACAATGAATCTTTACAACTGGTTCTTCCTGAACCAGGAGAAGAAATTCTCATTATCCTTCTGTCTGTCCGACAGGACCGCAAAGGCGCGAGCCTTTCTCGAGGAGTGTTACGCTTCTCGTCATCTGAAACGGACGTTTCAGTTTGGCCCGGTCGACCGGACTTCCGAGGCAGCTAACTGTCTCTCACTCTGGATGCGCAGAGTTGACCTCATGCTATTCATGGGGGCTGACGACTCGATGTCGCCATTATCCGGGCGGTCGCTATTCGCTCGGATGAAGACTTACACTAAGTCTATTCTCACCTGGAGTGAGAAGGAAGCGCCCGAACCGGCGCCTTACACTCCGTCTTCTCTTCCGGAGTTGGAATATGTGGTTGCAAACGCCACATATGAATTCCGCGAAGGAGTTGATATCAAAGTCAGAATGGCTACCATCTG